CAATATGGGTGCTCCACTAGGTAATATTAACTCAGCTAAAGGCAGACTTTTCCAAGAAAAGCTGAGGATGATTCTTTCCCAAGAGCCTCATAGAGCTAGAGCAATTGCTGAGGTCCTGATTAGCAAGGCTGAGGAAGGAGAGCCTTGGGCAATCAAAGAACTAATGGATAGGATAGATGGGAAGGCAGTTCAGGCAACAACTCTTGAAGATGCAAGTGGGAATGTCATCATGCCTCATCTTCAGGTCACATTTGTAAAGCCAGATGGAGCAGAGTGAACTTAATCAAGCTATTAAAAAGGCTGAGTTTCCAGTCAAGCTCCAGTGCCTGTTTAAGCCATCAAGATATAAATGCATCTTTGGGGGCAGAGGGTCAGCAAAGTCATGGTCTGTTGCTAGAGCATTGCTCATCTTGGGTGCAAAGCAAGTCCACAGGATTCTGTGTGCTAGGGAATTCCAGAACTCCATATCTCAATCAGTTCATAAGCTATTAAGTGACCAGATTGTTGAGTTAGGGTTAATTGGTTTCTATGAAATTACCCAAAACTCTATCAGGGGAGCAAATGGAACTGAGTTTGCTTTTGTGGGACTGAAAAATAATCCACACAATATCAAGAGCTATGAGGGTTGTACCATTGTTTGGGTAGAGGAAGCTCAGGCGGTTTCAGCTAGAAGTTGGGATATTCTTATACCTACTATCAGAGCCAAAGACTCAGAAATCTGGATAACAATGAACCCAGAGCTAGAATCTGATGCCACATACCAAAGATTTATTCTGCATAAGCCTGATAATTGCATAACCCAAAAGGTGAACTGGTCAGATAACCCGTGGTTTCCAGAAGTCTTGGACCATGAGAGAAGAACTCTTAAAGCTAGAGACATGGAGGCTTACAACACAGTTTGGGAAGGATTGTGTAGGCAGACTGTGGATGGAGCTGTGTTTGCAAGGGAAATGCAAATGGCTGAGTTGGAGGAAAGAATCACCAAGGTTAGATATGACCCTACCAAGCCAGTGCATGCTGTGTTTGATCTTGGCTGGGCAGATTCCACATCCATCTGGTTTGTCCAGTTCATAGCCCAAGAAATTAGATTTATTAGGTACATAGAAGATAGTCAGCAGACTATGAGCCATTATCTGGCATTGATGCAGACATTTGGCTATGTTTATGACACATTGTGGTTACCACATGATGCCCAAAATAAAACATTGGCCGCTCAGGGCAGAACCATTGAAGAAATTGTCAGAAATTCAGGGTTCAAGACCAAAATAATCCCAAGAACTAGCATTGTGGACTCTATTAATGCCTCCAGAACCATGTTCAGGAATTGCTTTTTTGACAGGGACAATTGCTATGATGGTTTGCAATGTCTCAGGCATTACAAGTATGAAGTTGACCCAGAGACAAAGGCTTTTAGTAAAAACCCACTCCATGACCAATATTCACATGGAGCCGATGCTTTTCGCATGGTTGCTTTAGGTGTTCAAGAGACTAGACCAAGAAGACCAAAGCAAGTAAACTATGCACCACCACAATCATGGATGGCTTTATAACTTATTTGAGGTAAATGTGCCAAATCTTGTTGATCTTTTATATGATACTGCTACAAGGGCTGGAAATAGAATTTCTAGTTTTGTTACTAATCCTATTGAAACATTTAAAAGCACTGTAAATGATTTAAATACTCAGGCTGGGCAATATAATCAAGCACTGGCTGATTCTGTTAGAGAGCCTTTAACTGGTCCTAAAACAATGGCTTTAGCGCAACAAATGGCTGAAGGATATTCACCAGGCGGAATAATGATTCCAGCAGCTAAAGATATTGCATTTAAAGCTACTATGCTTGAGAAAAAAGGTTTAACTCCTCAGCAAATTCATAAAGAATTAGGAGTTCATAGAGGTGCTGTTGATAAACAATGGAGGCAAGAACTTGATGACAGGTCTGCTTTTGTTAAAGGAACTGGCACTTTTGAAAATACTGTCATGAATCGCATGACGGCACTTGGAAAAGATAAAACAGCAGAACCAATTACTGTTGGAGATGTGTTTCATCATTCTGAACTTTATAAACATTATCCAGAACTTAAAGATATTGAAGTCAGATTTTTGCCAAAAGATAGCAAAATTGATGGTCGCATGGCTATTCCTGAAGAAGGAAAAGGTTGGTTGGAAATGCGAGGAGATTTATCAAGCGAACAAGCTAGAGATGTAATGTTGCATGAATTACAACATCCTATTCAAGAAGCTGAAGGTTGGGCTGTAGGTGGTTCTGCATCTGATTTTCAAAATCAAGACCCTGCAATTAAGGCTAAAAATGCTTTGGCTTGGCGTAAAGAAGTTGAAAATACAGCAGAAAGAATGGGTTTAAATCCATCCAAAAATTCTGATTGGTACTTAAATGCCCAACAAAAATTGATTGATGAGTATTACGCAAACAAAATAGGCAATTGGTTACCACATGAAGATATAAGAAGCGAAGCCAGTTGGCCTAAATATAGTAAAGGCACAGATTCTAGAACTCAAGCAGAACAACTTGTAAAACTTTATGGGTTAGACAAAAATACTACGCCTTACACGCCAAAACAAATGTATAGTCGATTGGGTGGTGAAGTAGAAGCCCGGCAAGTACAAGCAAGAAAAGATTTAACTCCAGAACAAAGACTTCAATATTTTCCAAATGAATATACGCCACAACCTAAAGGTTATGGTATAGATACTCCAATTAGCGATTTGCTTTACTTAAATCGTCAAGGATATTTTAATAATCAAGATATTAATGGACAACCCATTCAATAAAGGCAAACATGGCATACGACTCAAACACAGACGATTACGATCCAATAATTGAGGAAGCTAAACAGTTCCTGAAGTTTGCTAATGATGCAGACACCATGAACAGGCAAGAGGCTTTGGAAGACCTGAAGTTTGCAAGTGGGGGCGATCAGTGGCCGGTTGACCTGCAGAATTCAAGAAACCTAGAGTCAAGACCAGTCCTAACCATTAACAAGCTAGATGGCTATTGCAGGCAAGTCACTAACCAACAAAGACAGCAAAGACCTAGAATTAGGGTTCATGCTACAAATACTGTGGAAGATGCAGCGGATTCCAAAGTCATCCAAGGTATGGTCAGGCACATAGAAGTCAACTCCAATGCTGATAATGCTTATGATAATGCCTATAACTATGCAGTCAGAATGGGATGGGGATATTTAAGAGTTGACCACAGATATGTAAGAGAAGATTCTTTTGACCAAGAGCTATTTATTGACCCTATTGATAACCCATTTACAGTCTATTTAGACCCAAATTCAATTGCAGTGGATGGTTCAGACCAGGAAAGATGCCTGATTACATCCATGATGCCAAAGTCTGTGTTCAAGGAAATGTATCCAGATGCACAAGACACTTCATTTACATCCAGAGGCACTGGAGATACCCAAAGTGAGTGGATTACTAGGGAAGATATTAGAGTTGCTGAATACTTTTACACAGTTAGAGAGAAAGCCAAGCTCTATTTATTAAGTGATGGCTCTGCTAGATTTGCTGATACTAAGGACTTTTTTGAAAGAATTGGCAAAGCTGGACTAGAGGTAGTTGATGAAAGACCTAGTGTAAAGAAGACAATTAAATGGAAAAAGCTAACAGCAATTGAGGTGTTAGAGGAGAAAGACTGGCCGGGGTACTACATCCCAATTGTCCCAGTTTATGGCAGGCATGTAGTAATTGGAGACAAGAGAAAGAAATTTGGCATGGTCAGACACGCCAAGGATGCGCAGAGGATGTACAACTTCTGGGTCACATCCATGACTGAATCTGTGGCATTAGCTCCAAAGGCGAAATGGGTGATGGCAGAGGGACAGGATGAGGGACATGAGTTGGATTGGGCAAGTGCCAACATCAAATCAATGGCTACTTTGAGATACAAGCAGACAGATATTGATGGCAACCCAGCTCCTCCTCCAATTAGGATGCAACCAGAGCCTCCTCCTACTGGCATCTTGACTGCTGCCCAAGAGATTAATCAAGACATGGCAACCATAATTGGTATCTATGACCCATCACAGCAACTCCAAGGCAATATGTCTGGCAAGGCTTTAAATGGTCAGCAAATGCAAGTGGATTTGACCAATTTTGACCTTTATGACAATCTAACCAAGTCAATTTGTCATGTTGGAAAGATACTTTTAGACTTAATTCCCAAGATTTATGACACTGAAAGGGTTATGAGAATTATTGGGGATGATGGAAAACCAGACCTTTTGACCATAAATGAGCAAAGTGCTGTGGGCAGAGTGCTTAATGATGTAACTGTTGGGCAGTATGATGTGGTGATGGAGACCGGCCCAGGCTACAACAGCAAGAGACAAGAGGCAGTAGATGCCATGATGCCTTTACTAGCCAAGCCTGAGTTATTTAATGTGGCTGGAGACTTGGTGTTTAGGAATATGGACTTCCCAGGGGCTGAAACTATTGCTGATAGATTGGCGGCAATGAACCCACTTAGCCAGATTGATGAGCACTCTGACATTCCTCCTCAAGCACAGCTCATGATTAAACAAGGACAGGCTCAAGTCCAACAACTTACACAGCAATTGCAAGCTATGCAACTGGCTATGCAACAAAGACAGGATATTGAGCAAGTCAAGCAAACTGAGGAAACTAAGAGAGAGCTAATGAGGCAGACAGCCAAGGCTCATAATACAGAATCTGTGTTACAGGCTAGGGTTCATGATGCCAATACCAGAGCTATAACTAGCCAAAACAGGGTAGAAATTGAGGCAATTGCTGATATGTTATTGCATCACATGGATACTGCCAGATTGGAGAGAGAAATCCAGATGAGAAATCAGGAACAGTACACAGA